TGTCCGCTTGGTAGATAACCACCGTCAGCAAAGAATGGTAAACCACTAAAGAAGCTGCTGATGCCTCCCCATAGTCCACTAAACATACCGCTTAGTCCACCCCATAAACCGCTGAACATGTTGCTAACACCGCCCCATAGTCCACTAAACATACCACCTAAGCCGCTAAACAATCCGCCCATGCCGCCGCCCATGCCGCCAAATAATCCACCGCCTATTGGACCAGCACCCATGCCACCGCCTGTCATTCCGCTAAACTGTGATGCCAGTGTTGGTACTACTTTTTGTGTAAAACCCAACATGTTTGTGATCTGGTCAATCATTGGTTGTACTAGCATTTTTTCAATAATTTGTTCAATAATGCGTTTGCTGAAGTCTTTTAACCAATCACCAAGGCTGTTAAATGCACCTTTGCCATCCATAATGCCTCGTGTAATTGAGCTAGCCATTGACTTGCTCATGTCATCCCATTGATCTGCAATTAAGTCAGTAACTGTTCTTGTTTCACGATAAAAGTCTTCAAATCCACGGCGTGATTCTCTTAAACTTTCAGCAAGTATATCTTTTGAAATACCATACTGATCTGCTAAGTTTTGCAATGCTGTGTTATCGCTTAAAACAGAATTGATTTGTTCAAATTGTTTTCTTTCTTCAGCCAATGATTGTGCAATATTTGATGCTGCATTGTTTCTTTGTACTATAGCTTCAATTTGCTCTTTCAATGCTTTGGTTAGCTTATCAACGCTGATACCTGTTTTTGCTGACAATTCATCAACATTTGCTAAACTAGTTTGAAGATTTTTAAGCTCACGATCTTCAGTTTTTAACTGCTCAACAAGTCTGCCTGTTGCAGTAGCAAGATATGCTGTTCTTGCTGCTTCTTCTTCTTTTTCTTTACGCATCTTTTCGCCCATAATTCTTGATCTGCCATATCCAGCATATGCTGCGAAAGTTCTTTGTTGTGCTTCTTCAGCTTTTTTTGCTTCATCTTCAAGTGCTTGCATTCTAAAATAACCATATTGTTCATATGCTTTTCTTAGTTTTTCAAGATTTTCTTGTTCTTTCTTTCTAAAATCTTCTGCTGCTTGTAGTCTTGAATAACCATACTGCTTGTTTGCTTGTACAGTTCTTGCTTCAATTTCTGCTTCTTTTTTTGCAAGTTCTCGAGCAGCTATTAATCTTGTTTGAGCATACTGAGCATTTGCTTGTTGATTTCTAAGCTGAGCTTGTCTTTGTTTTTCTAATTCTTGTTGTTGGCCTCGTATTCTAAGAGCAGCATACTGAGCCATTGCTTGTTGACTCCTTTTAAACGCCTCTTCTTCTTGTTTAGCCTGATTTCGCAACTGCTGCATTCTTGTATTTGCATACAATCCATACGCTTGTATTTCTCGCTGACGAGCTTGTTGTTCATCTCGTGCTTGATCAGTTATTTGTTTTAATCTTGTTTCACCATAAATTTTATTTGCGTGTATATTTCTTGCTAGCAATTGTGCTTCATGATCAACTTTAAATTGTGTGCTTTCTGTATCTGGAACTGCTGTTGGTCTTGATGGTGGTGTTGTTTGATCACCTCTTGGATCAAATAAGTTTTCATTAAATTTAGCTGCTTCATCTGCTGATCTTTCCAATTCATCAGCCTGTTGTCTTAAATAAGTAACTGTTTCTTTAGTCTTTTGGCTTATTGAGTTTGATTGTGTATTATGCTTTTTTAAAAATACTAGTGAACCTTCTTCAAAACTTGTTCTTTGTTTTTCTAATTCAACTATTCTTTGTTTTGCTTCTACTATAGCCTGGCCAGCTTTATTCATTCCAGCTTCTAAGCCTATGAATGGATTTATTCCTGCCTTTCCGCCAGCAGCTTCTAATAATTCTATTTCAGCCTTAAGGGTAGCAATTTCATGCCCTATATCAGATAAAAAGGTTTTACTATCGCCAAATGCAAAATCTATACCCAGCAATTCAGTTGGTAATGCTACCAATATTTTATTGATAACATTTGATATTGTTGCTAATCTGCTGACCATGCTGTCAATCAAACCACTAAATGATTCAATAAAATTTGCTAGTCCATCTAAAAATTTTGCACTTAAATTTCTCGAGAACGCTTCCATACCACCAGAGTCTTTAACAGCTTCAATAATTTTCTTTCTTAAATCTGTTGCAAATTTATCTAATGGTTCAGCTAAACTACCAAAGAATTGTAATCCAAAACCTCTGCCTACATCTACAAGAGCACTTAATCTATCTTTTGCTTTTGCCGCTGCTTTGGCTAGTTTATCATCAATAACTAAACCAGCTTCATTTGCTTCTTGACGAATATTAGCAATTTCTTCAGCACTCATTTTGGCAATGTTAATGAATTGAACACCTTCTGTATCAAAAGCACCCATTGCATTTGCAAGTTGTTGTGTTTCTGTTCCTGACTTGCCTAATTTGTTTATAAATTCTTCAAATACATCTGTGCCTTCACGGAAGTTACCATTTACATCTCGAATACTGATGCCCATGCGTTCCAGTGGTTTTACAAGTTCACCTGTTCCCAGTTGTGCTTGACCCAAGCGTCTTAAAAATCTTTGTAAACCAGTGCTAAACTGTTCTGTACTGATGCCTGCACGATCAGCAACTGCACCATATTCGCTGATAAATCTTGTGCTAACACCCAACTTAGTGCTTGCTTTTTCCAGTCTGTCCAGTGCATTTAAACTTTTTGTACCAAATACAACGAAGGCAGTTGTAGCGGCTGCTGTAGCTGCTGCCAATGATTTCATGCCTGTTGTAGCTACACCCAACCCTGCACGACCAAGACCGCCGCCTACTTTAGCAAGGGCGGCAGCTGCTTTTTTACTATTTGACTCAGTCTTTTTTAATTCTGCTGATATCTTTACTAGATCACGACTGGCTTTGTCTTGTGCTTCTAATATGATTTCATATCTATTTGCCATCAGTTTTTCCTTTTAGCTAGTTGGGCCTTTCTTTCATAATATTTAGCCCATGCTCGAATCTCAAGACCTGTCACTCTTTGCATTAGTTCTGCCACTGGCATATGCAATTGTTCTGCTAACTGAAACAAGAAGAATATCTCCTTGTCTTTTATTAGTTTCCCAGATCTTTCTCCTGTTCTTCGTCTTCGTTATTCATTTGATTAACTACACGAAGAATTACCGCAGGATCAACTTCATTCATAAGGATCACTTTATCAGCAAACTTGAATACTTTATTACCTTCAGCATCACATGCTCGTGATACTAAACTTTCTACAAGTGCTTCCACTTGTTTGCCTTCACTATGTAGTTGAATAACTTTTTGTTCTTGTGCAAAGCTAACTGCTGCTTTGAAATACAATGTTGTTTCCCATTCAGGAACTTCCACTGCTTTCATACCTTGCGCTAACGATTCTTTGAAGTGTTTCTTTGCATTGTCAATTACGCTCATTTTAATCTCCTTGTGCGTTTCATTGCTGGACCAATCATTCCTCTCGGTGCTTGGTCACTGTGGCCTTGTTCTAATATATCTATATAAGGAACACGGTTTTCAATCACTGGCCCTTCTTCAAACTCTGCTTTACGCTTTGTTTTGCGCCATCCTCGTTGTGCTGTACCGGTTGCCACTGGGGTTTCTCGTTTTAAGTTAATCAATAACTGATCAACTGTTTGATTAAAGTCACGGCCAATCTCCTGATCAAGTCGTTTAATAACTTTGTTCATTCGTTTGGCCATGACTGATTACCTTAAGTTGGGAATGTACCACCAACTTCAGCTTCACGCTCTAGAGCACCTGTGCCCTGGAAGCTGATTGATGCTTCTACATTACCTTCCAACTCTGCTGAAATTTCTAGTCCAGTAATAATGATATTACCTTGTAGACCCCAGTCTGTTGATCCATCATTACCTTCTGGGTAAAGAATCATTGCATACTGAGTTCCAACAGTGATAGTGTTGTCTTGACGATCCCATACAACATCCATTGAGCCATCAAATGACTTGAATGTTGTTGCGTACTCACGGTAACCGCCAGTTGTGTCGAAGTGTGTGCATTCTGCTGTGTCTGCTACTTCGTTTACTGTGTATGATGTAATTTGTGCAACTGCTGTTCCATCTAAAGTAATTACACCGTTTCTACCTGCATAACATGCCATAGTATATACTCCTATAAGTTAATACAATAACGGCTTTCTAAAACAACACGGATACTACTGTAAGGTGCTGCTTCACCGTTGATAATATTTTCCAATCTTGAGACTCTAATGTCCGTTACTAAGTCACTTAATTCACTGCTGCCATTAATGGTTGTTTCAATGGCATCAACTATGATGTTGCGTTGTGTGTCGCGATCTTTGCCGTTCACTGTAACCACCAAGTTTGTTTCCATCGTAACTTCCTGCATGTTTGCACTAGACAACTCACGCTCTTCATCACTTGATTCCACATGCACACTGGGAAAACCAGTGCGTGGTAGTTCTTCAGGAACAATGGGATCACGACTAACAACACCCAGCTTTGCTGTTCTCTGAGCCTTTAACAACTCATGAATTTTTGCTGTGATATCTTCTCTCTTGCTCATCTATACAATCTATCCTGCATGTTATATTCAGTAATTTCACTGTCTTCAACAGTTCCACTACCGTCTGTATCATACTCAATACCAACACTAAATTGTGTGTTTAATTCTTCTTCATACTTCTCTTTATAAAAAGTAATCTGGTCTTTAAACACATCATCAATGCGGAATGTTGATAGTTTAGGCATAATGTGTGTGCTAAGAGCACGGTAAACAGTTGTTGCTGTCCACTGTGATTCAGTTAGTTTAGTTTTGTCAAACTGACTGCGATCATGATGTCGATTCCAGTAACGGATCTTGATTTGATTTACAACATCAGCTTCCGCTTTTGTTAGTTCATCACTCCAATCATCTACTCCATGATCAAAGATATCTGGAACATAGTCTTGTAAATTTTCGTTTGTTGCAAAGGGCATTTTAAATCTCCAGATTAGTGAGCGAGGGAACTCAGTTCCCTCACGGTGTTAAATTATACATTAACTAGCTTAACTGCACGACCTGCGTCGATTAGGCCAGCTTTTGCGTGAAGTGACGCACAAATATCGTTGCCAACAGCAGCGACCCGCCTTCCAATTTCCACATCAACATTTTTCTGCATCGCGATGCGAGCTGCGTCACGACCAAAGATGTAACCTGCTGTGTTAGCAGTTGTGATGTTTGATGAAACAAAGAATGTTGTGCCTGCTAGTGAACCAATCATGCCTGAGCGTAGTGCTTCAGCTTGGAACATGTCTGAACCTGCATAAGCTGCTGTACCGATTTCTTTTAGTACAGTTGTTGCTTCTGTTGGTGTTAGAACACCAAATAGTGGACCTGTTTCACCGTTGCTACGGATTTGTGCAACTGCGTCAAAAATGTCAGCTACTGATAGTGGAACACAGTCAGCTGTTGATGCTGTTGCGCCGTCTAGTGCAGTGTATACTGATTTGTCGAATGCTGTTGCAACTGCGTTACCTAGTACACGACCGATCTCTGCTGGATCAATGTTACCTAGATCACGAAGAACTGAGCGTGCTGCGATTAGATCACATGTTAGTGTGTTCTTTGTGTCTGCTGGTAGAAGTGCGTCTAGGTCTACACCTGGATCTGCTTCTGTTGATAGTGTTGTTGCTGTTACTGATGCTAGCTCAGGAACTTGTAGTACACCGTTTGGTGCATTTACGATTGGAATCAATTGTCCGCCTAGGAACAATGATGATTCTTCAGCTGCGTAAATTGTAGCAGCTTTAACTGGCACTACTAGTGCGTCTGTGTTAATAACTGATGTATATGCTTCGTTAGCCATTATTCAATCCTTTATATTTTACCTTCCCTCTTCATCTTGGCATACATTGCACGATGATCTGGGTTATGTAAGTCCAATTGACTCAAGTCAAAAGACTTCTTTTCAGCAATATCTGCATTGCCGCTGCTGTCAGCACCGCTTGGACCAGCTTGACGGAAATATGAATTCTTACTCAAGAATTCTTCTACCAGTTGCTCAACTGTCATTGGTTCCGCTTCATCTGTATAGCGAATATTGTCGCCATCCATGATGACAACATTACCTTCTTTGTCCAAACGCACACTGTTGCGTAGTAGCTGTGCAGTTTGCTCTGGGGCTACGCTTCTTAGCTTGCCCGCTGCGTCAATCAATGCACCGTCAATTTTAATCGACTCTAGTTGACCCTTTAATGATCCTAGTTCCGCTTCGTATTTGTCCTTGGTTTTTTTAAGCAAGGTGTCAAAGTCCTTACGGTCCATTAATTCTTGTTCTTCAACTCGCTCTTTAAGTTGTTTTAATTGCTGATATTCGTCAATATCAACGCCATCAAACTTGCGTTGTGCTTGCTGAAGTCGCTTTGTAACAATTGCATTTACCTCTTCCTGAGTAAATGTTTTTGTTTCTTCCTGGGATTGAATGTTTTCACCTGCGTCATTAGCCCCAGTAGCTAGTGAGTCAGTCGTTTCTATGGCTTCGTCCATATCCGTATCTCCTTGATATATCTTTTATTTATTCGTCCAATAATCCATGATCTTCAGTCATTTCATCCAATACTGACTGTAGTCGTTCTGGATCATCAATCAACATCTTTGCAATATCTTCATGCAAAGTGTGCTGAAACTTATTGTGGGGTACAATCTCTAACGCTTTACGATAAAGCTCTACCTCTGCGTGGTTATCACGCATATCAAAACTTTTAGAATATTCGATTTCAAACTCTTCAGGTTTTGTTAAACCCTGCCAAGACATCCAAATATCCCACAGCTTGTGTTCTGTTTCCTGCAATGTGTCTGCAATATCGCTTAACTTTGCATTCAACAGTTGACGCTCTACCTGAAGGCTTACACCACTTTGTGCTTGGCCTTTTGTAGCAGTAACAGCAGTTGTGTGTGTCATACGCTTGATGCTTTCTGTTACTGTTTCAATAGTGTCCAGGATACCATTAATGCCCTGCGCTGAAGGAGTTAGCAAATATGGTTTTAGTCCTGGATCCGTATCATTATCCATGTTAATGATAGCGCCAGCACCTGCCGCGGCACTTGTTGATGTAGTTTTAACAAGTGTTGGGTGCCCGCTGATACGGATTGTTTGTTCTAATTCGCTCAATAAGTTGTAAAGGTATCTTTGTGCATCTGCAACATCTGCTACAAGGCTGTGTCCAAATCCTTTAACTGTTGAACGCACTGGAGCATGATTGATAAAAGGTACAAAGCCCAGTGGATTGTCAAATTGCTGTGTTGCGACTATTTCAGCTGGCTCTCCCTGATCATCTTTGCTTACACGACTGCGTAAAACATATTCAGGTGTCCATTCTGTGATTACCATGTAATCTGGATTGTCGCTTTCTTTTACTTTGATATATTTTAACACCATCTTACCAGCTATATTGCGCTCATAATTGAAGTCCAGTACATTCATTGGACTATACATAGCTGCATAAGCACGAATAGATAATGCTTGTTCTTCTGCTTGTGTTTGTACTTTGTATGATGGTTTGTCAACAAGTAGCCACACATTACCCATTACGAGTGCCATATCATTAGCTGTTTTTAGGAAACTATCCATTCCTTGGCCTTCCTGATCTGTGTCAGTTAGCCATTGTGTAACAAGTGGATTGTCAATCAAGTTTCCCAGTGTACGATGTGGTGCTTCACGAAATAAAAAACTACGGTAGATGTCTACCGTTGTTTGCACATGGTTGTCTAATGGTGTTGATTTTAGGCGTTTTAGATATTGATCACCAGGACCAGTTTCTTCGCCAATATAATGTGTCAGGTATTGCCCTGCACGATAGGTTTCTCCACCCACATATGACCTATAAAGGTACTCAGCTTGCTTTGCTGCTGATTCATAATTTGGATGAACCGTCAATAATTGTTCAAGATTCATTTTTTGTTTCCTCGAGTAAACTTATACATGCAGTGATCAAATTGCACTAAGTTATAGTTATTTATGCCTTTAAAAATGACCAAAAACGGTTGGTTCATTTTGTGGTGCTGTGCTGGGCTTGCGTATAGGATACAAGTAATCAACCATATATCCTAATGCATCGTTCATGTGTGAATAATCTTCACCAGTTTCACCTTTGTTTGGTATTGTTGTACCTTCTTTGTACTGATGCTTTGTT